ATTTCGTCTGCATTGTTACCTAAACCTGTATTGTCTTTTATACCTAATAACATTGGTGAAACAATACGGTGAGCTACTAATATTTTTGATTGAGACTCTGTAGATAAAAACTGATATTGATTATGCGCATCAGATAATTGTACTGGTGTTATTTCAGCTTGTGCTTCTTTATTGTCATTAAATGCTAAAATAAATTTACCTGCATTAGATGAGCCAGAAAATTTTTGTGCTATTCTTTGTTCTATTAATTCTCTTTCTTGTGGATTAGGTACGCCATTATTAAAGTTAATTAACATAGAAGGGCTAAGGCCATTCATAATGTTATTTAAATGATAGTTACTTATTTCTTCTTCTAACTCGCAATACTGTAAGCCACCTTGATAATCCACAGGTGCATAATAATAAAACCCTGCTTTATATGGTTTTACATAAAATATTTCTATAGCTTCATTACTCTGATTAAATGCAGGTATTCTTCTAGGTTGGTCTGTAGGTTTTAAATCAGCCCAGTCTTTAAAATAATAATAAGCAGGTATATCACCTTTTTCGTTGGCTTTTTCAGCTCTTAATGTTTCAACTGGTATATGTTCAACTTCTGCAATTCTTGAACGGTCTTTGCTGTATATTATTTGCATAGCGCATTGACCCATTAATTTTAAATCATAACATAACTTTCTAACGCAGTCTTTTTTTAGTAGCGTAATCATTTCAGCATATTGCTCAGGCTTAGAATTTGCGTCTGTGGCATTTAAACCTTTGCCATATATTTGTTGACTAACACCATTAATACAAGCGTTGTTAGTTGGTGACCCATTATAACGGTCAATTAAAAATTGAAAGTAGTTATTATCTTGACCATAGGCAACCCAGTTTTTATTAGAAACCTCCACGATTTCTGGGCTTGTATAAGTAGACAGATTTACAAACGTAACTTCTGAATTGTTATTTTGTTTAATAAATTGGCCTAAGGCATTTCTTTTTCTTTGTTTCATAAAACTATATAATCATTATTGTAAGTATTGTCTGTCTGATATTGGCCAAGATTAAGGTCATAATATTGGTCTGCAATTTGATTTATAGTTTGGTCAGTACAGAAAATCTTATCTTTGTAAATGTCAATACGTTGCGGCAAAACTGCGTCCCACGTTCTTGTTTCTTCTTGCCACAAGTTAAAATTAGTATTCCAAACAGAAGGGTCAGCATATATATCTAAATCGTAAAAATGGCCTTCCCTTAATACTGGATTGAAAATATTTGTAAACTGTAAATAGTTACCGCTTGTCGTAGCGTTTTGAATAAACACTTCTTGCGTTATATTAGTTGTGTCATCTGTAATTTTAAGCACAAAAGACGTAGCATAATTTCTAGGTATTATGTTAAAAGTTTGTGCTGTAGAAGTTGTAGTTAAGACTATCATTATATATATAACGTATAATTATTTTGATTTTATCATTTAATAAAAAACCCACCGTGTTGGTGGGTATAAAGTTAATCATATATACATAGATTAAAAGTCAAGACTAAATAATATTATGAATAGTAAAGCGCCTACATAAACAACTGTCTTTACAAATAAATCACTTAGTATAATTTTTTTCAGTAGTTTTTTCATAATGTTATAGTAATTTTCTGTGTGCTTCTTTAATTAAGTTTGCAGCTTGGTCTAACAATAGAGTAGCTTCATTCATTTGATAATTAGCAATATCATTTAAGTTATTTCTCTTGTAAAGCTTAACGCTACCTACAGACAAATCTACAACAGAACATAATCTATCGAAGTCTTTTTCTGCTTGAGTTCTAAAGTCTCTGTCATCAGTCCAGTCTAACCTGTAAAGGTTGTAACCGTTAGCATCTCTTTTTTTATTTAAGACATTAGCTATGTGCATAGCTTCATTCTCAGTTAATTTAAAAGTTAAGATAACAGCGCCGTCGTCTGTGCATAGCTTCATTCTCAGTTAATTTAAAAGTTAAGATAACAGCGCCGTCGTCTTTAATTAAGCTAGTGTAGTCGCTTTTTTTAACTTCTCTAAATAGATTAGGGCCTTCAACTAAGTCACTATATTTATTACCTTGAGTCCAAATAGTGAATGAGTTGTTTTTTAGTGAGCCTCCCTCGATATTACCGTTGTAGTAATCTGATTGAAGGACTTTTTCGATTAAATTAATTTTTTTATTCATTTGTATTGTTTTTAATTACACTCAAAGATAAACATAATTAAGTTATAAACAAATAATTTAATAACTTTTTTTAATATTTTTTTATTTTCCTTCGGTAAAGGCCAAAAAAAAAGCAGCCCTAAAGCTGCTTCTTTTACTAAAAAACCTAAAATTTTTATGGATTTACAGGCGGTACTCCTGCAGGTGTTGGGTCAATTTGTGTTGCTGACCCTGAAATAACTCCGCTATCTACAAAATAAGGCGCTCTTTCTTCAAGACCTTGCATTTGTAAAGTGAAGCCTGATAAGTCTCCTGCGGCAGCTCCCGTTACCATAGTCCCGCTTACGCACTCCATTCCATTTTCTAATCCGCATAATAAAACGTTTCCGTAATAATCCTCAACAGCTACATATGGTCTTGCAACCGCAATTAGCTGTAATTCATTCTTAGTTGCGTTGTCTAAGAATGTTAAAGTTAAATTTAAAGTCTGAGTATAAAACGTTGTACCGTTTTCTCTCGAACTTGTTATAGTAGTTTCTAAAGAAGAATTACCTTTTACATCAAATTCAAACCAAACTGGTGAACCTGCAAAAGCAGAAATACTGTCATCAGCATCATATGTTACCGTTCCTAGCGTCCCATAATCTGCAAAGTAAACAGCTTTAATTCCGCCAAATGCTGCTTTACAAGGTACTTTTCTTCCTGTTGTTAATAGACAAGCCATATTTATAATTTTTATTTAAAAAAAAAGGTAAGTAGGCTAATACCCACCTACCTTGTTTTATGATTAATATTATTGATTATGAATAAACAACTACGTCCTCAGGAATACCATATTGAACTGATGCTGTATATCTCATAATAAATCTAACGTTTTGCGAACCGTCTAAGTCAGCCATATCTAGTAATTTAACTAGGTTATAGTCAGACATTAAACCTGTACCAAAATAAAGGTTACTTTTTTGTGCTGCTACCATTGTATTGTCAGCAAGACCGTGTGCAACAAAAATCTTAACACCGTCAAAACTTAAAGCACCGTTACTCCACCACATTGTTCCTTTGCTGTCATAACCGCTATTGTTTTCACCATTTAAGAAGCTACCAAATCCACCTAATGCTCTAACATAAGCTCTAGCAATATTTTGTGAAATGTAAATATGTACATCTTCTTTTCCGTATAATGCCGAAGGAATTTGGTCTACAACCTTTCCTAATTCAGCTATTACATTTGAAGAAGTTACTGTAGCTGCAGTAATTTTTTGAGCTGCAGGAATATTAGCGTCAGCCGCCATTAATGTAACAAATCCGTCAAACTCACCTGCGTTTGCGTTTACTCCTTGCCAGATATTTGTTTCAGTCTTAGCTGCAACTTCTGCAGATAGGTGACCAATTAAATAGTCTGAGAATGAAGGAGGTAAATTATCAAATGCTGAATAGCCCATTGAGATAGCGTCCCAGTTAGCTACAAAAGGAGTCTTACATAATTGTAAGTTAATTTGAAACTCCTCAGGCTGTATAATACGCTCTGTAAGAGTTACGTCTCCTGCATTTGTAAAGTCACAAGTTGAGTCAACAATCGCAGAACCTACTTCTACTCTTTGGATAACTTCCTTATATTTAACATTTGGTCTAACTTCAATTCCACCTTGTGAAATAGTTGAACCACTTAACAGAGCTGCAGAAATATATTTTCCTGCAAATTCCCCTGCATACGTTGATGTAATACTTAATGCCATTTTTATTTATTTTATTTTATTATTTATTTAACATATTGAATACTCTGTCAAGAGTTGTTTCTGCTCTATTTTTTGAAAACTGATACAGTTTCTTTTGAGTTTCTGCTTCTGGGCTGTGTTTAATAGGCGCAGCAGCAGCAGATAAATTTTCTTTTTTATCTTCTTCTTCCTTTTTTTCTTCTTCGTTAGTTTCTACAGATTTTTCACCCATTCTTGATTTTAAATCAGCTATGGCATCTTCAAGGTTTTTAATTCTTTTTTCCATACCTTGCCAATCATAAACTGCAGCTTCTTTACCGTCATCTTCTAAGTCCACAGTTTCTTCTTCGTCTTTCTTATCTTCTTCCATTTCTTTTTGTGGCACTTCGTCAGACACCTCTCTAACGTCATCAATAATACCTTCTTCTTTAACGACAACAAGTCTACCGTCTTCTAGTAAGTATTCACCTACTGGCATAGCAACTTTTTCGTCATCAGTTTTGATAAATATTTCTTTACCTTTTACAAATGATTCTGCTTCAACAACAGTTCCATTTTCTAACTTTTGTTCTTCTAAATTGACTTGTATAGAAAGAACCTCTTTGATTTGATTTAACATTTCTGTAGCTTTCATAATATATATATAACGTGAATTAATTTAATTTTTACTTTTTGCTCTTTAACTTATTGATAATCAGTTTATTGCGTCCTTGATATAACTCCTATTCCTTGCGCCCAAATACTACCGTCACAACATTCAATAGAATATGTATCTCTGTCTCGACATAGACAGGCCCTAGTTCCGCCATAAATACCTGTTCTTGCAGGTATAATATTTTGTTGGCTAGGTTTTATTAGCTTTGGTCGTCTAGTTCTTTTTCGCATATTATTTTTTTTGCGGTATACAATTAGGCACTAACTTGCCGTTTTTTCGTTTCATACCGTATTGTTCGTAACCGTCAGTACAAGGCTTTTTAAGTGAGTGTTGCTCACAAGGCATATACCAAACTTGGCCTTCAAATTCGTGTTCGTGATAACCTCCGCAGCCTAAATCTTTTGCAATTTTTTCTGCAAACTCTTTAGACGAATACGCTAGTCTGTCATCTATTATTGCATACTCATCATTGACTTTCATAGACGCTAATTCTATTTCGCCTAATTCTTTTAGTTTAGATTTGCTCCAACGTAAAGCGGCTTTGCCACCCCACAAAAGATAACTAATAGTCCCACATTTTTTAGAGTCTGATTCGTTATAATATTCTTCTGCTCTTGATAAATATGAGTACATTCTTTTAATTGTCTCTTTACTTATTGGTTTACCTTTGGCTAGTTGTTGCGCTCTAATTTTACCTACGTCAGTAGCGCATTTATTGTTTACTTTTTTGTTTAGTTCAATACCTCTTTTAGCATTACTCTTTACGCCTTGTGGATAATCACTATAACTTTCTAATACTAATTTTTTACCGCTTTTTTTACGTTTGTCGTTTTTGATAATACCAGTAACCATTGATAAAAACTCTGCAGCTTCTTCTTCTTCTATTGCTGCTAAATCTTCCATAATAGGTTCTTTTGGCCTTTCCATTTTGTCAACAAAATAACCTTCAATACTAAAGCCTTTTACTTTACCAGTCTTTACATATTCATTCCAGACTTCGTCATTGTTAACTTTGACTGCACCGACCCAAGTACCAACTGGTACGTCCATACCGTATTTTCTTGTTTTGTCATATTTTTCATCTTCTACTAACCAAGACTCAACAAGTGTTAAACCATTTAATTTATGTTGGTGTTCTAATGTAGAGTTATTTTGATGTCCTGCTTGTAGATACATTTGTGATGCTTTTTCTACAGTCTCTTTAGAAAAATATATATAGTATTCGTCATCACCATTTTTTCTGTATATAGGTTTATTAGGAATTAATAATGGCCCTATAAGTATCTTTTTTTCTTTGTCAACTTCTGCAAGTTTTATTTCTTGCTCACCTTTTAATGCAACAAAATCTTCTTCTATTGCAGGATTTTCTACGATTGATATTGCTTCAATGCCCATTAGTTTTTGGGCTTCGTCTATAATTAATTCTACAATTCTCATATTAGTATAACGTATTTATTTATTTATTTTGTTTATCCTATTGTAGCACCTTCAATAGTATTCCTTTCTAAGCCTTGTGCTGTTGTTACATCATTAGAAACTACAAAGGCTCTAACTGGTGGCTGTCCGCCAATAGCTGCTGCTAATTGACTAGCTCCACCTTGACCAACTACATTAAATGCAGGAGGTGATGACGCAGGAGTTATAGGTGCTGTTTCTATTGAAGCTGAACCTCCACTTGCTCCAACGGTTGCTGCTGCGCTTTTAGTTGCGCCTACTGCAGCCTTTACAGCACTTAATACAGAAGCTCCTGTTGCTATAGCTGTCAATATAAAAGGTATATTAAACGGAGGTGGAGCTGTATTTGCTGCTTTAGCTACTGAGCTTGTTGTTTCAGTAGATGCTTCTGCTGCATTTATAGTTGCTGTAGAAACTGCTTCTTTAGCTTTTGCTATTTGTGCTTTAGCTTCCATTATAAACTCTTTAACTAATAATATTTGTTTAACAAGTAATAAGGCTTTACCTAATTTAGTTTCTTCACCTGCTAACTTAACCGCATTATTAAAATTATCCTCTCTTAATTGCTTACGTTTTTCTTCTAATGCTGTTTCTTTATCTATTTTTTCTTGCTCTCTAGCAGCATCTTCTGCAGCTATTTTATCTTTGCGTTCTTTATCTTGTGCATCAAACTCTGCTTGTTTTTCT